TTCCAGTCAACTCAAACTGACTGAGTAATTGTGCAACACCTTGATCTTCAGAAACGAATTTGAAATCGTTAGCTCCGGTCAAGAAGTTAGCACTAGTACCAGTAAAGCGAGTGTCTAAGGTTTGATAACCTAGCTCAGAGCCATCATTTTGACGAGGTACACCATCATTACCCACTGTAAGTGGGCCATTGGAGTAACCATCAACATCACGACCACCAAGACTTGAGGTTTCATATTTGTAGCGCATAGCGAAAGCTAGACCAACTGGGCCAGCCATAGGTTGAACACCAACAATTTCATTAGTGATAAGCTCAGGGAATGTACGACGAACCATAGGAATTAATACCTTTGGTAAGCGTGCATCACCAGTTGCATAACTATCACTATTAGAAAGACCGTTTTGACCTGGAGCAGATCCGCCGTAGACGCCAGCGATACCGCTTGCTGTTCCACCAGCTTCTTCAATGCACCAACGTTCTTGGTTTTCCATGAGAATAGCAGTCGAAAGACGAGCGTGCTCATCTTCGATTGGCCTCACTCGATCTGAACTATAGTTCAAAACGGGTGCCCATTTTTCCAATAACATGTCAGCACGACCTTTATCGATGAATCCTGTTGAGGGTTTAATCATATTCATATGCTTTTTATTTTTACCTTTCTTTTTTGGATTGTGTTTTTCTAGAAAAGAACCATTCTCTTCTACAACTTAAAATTTTTATGATCTTTTCAATTCAGACAAGTAATCTGATACTGGGTTATAATCATATTCAGAATTAGATTTAGATTCTGTAACCAAACTAGTTACAGGAACCTTTACATCTCTTGAAACTGATCTTATTTTTGCTTCTTCAGCAAGGACAGTTCTTTCTTCAGAATCATCCTTTTCAAACATTTCAATTACATAATTGAAGTTTTCTTCTATATAATCAGAAGATTTGTCTGAAAGAATTTTTGTTAAATATTCTTTTTTGGAGGTTGACATACTTTTTGTCTTTTTCTCCAATAACAATGCAGAATTTGCTTTTTCTACCAATGTAGAAAGTTTTGCATTTTCATTATAAGATTCATTTAATTTTTCTTGAAGTTCATTAATTTGATTATTTCCCTTCTTTAGAACTTCTTTAACATTTTCATTCAATTGTTCAGGATCAAGATTTAACATATTCTTGATTTTTTCTAATTGAACCTTAGCATGAGTATTTTCAACTGCTTCCTGTAATTGTTGGACCGGAAGATGTTTTTCTAAATAAATATCCAAGTATTTACTCATTTCGTTAATTAACTTTTCTGAGAATTTTGATGCTTTTTCGTTTAATGATTCTTTGTATAAAGAAACTACATCTTCTAATTTAGAAGCATGGTTTTCGTTGATAGCATCAACTACTTCTTTTAATTTATTTGTATGGTCTAAATCTAGTGCTTCTATTAAATTTTGTAATTTAGAAGCATGTTCTTCATCTTGTTTTAAAAGTGCTCCTTCAATTTCCAAGGAAACTTTAGTTTTAACTTTTTCGTTTACTGCTGTTTCAAATGCTTCTGCTATTTGTGAAGCTGTTTCTTCATTTAAGATACTTTGATCTAAATTTTTTAAAATCGATGAGATTTCCATATTATATATTTTTATTTACCTTTCTTTGATACATTTTTGCTATTTTTTTTGCATTCACTGCAATGTTTTTTTTCTTTTTTACATTCATCACAGCAATATTCTTTTTCTTTAACGATTTTTTTTACCTTTTGTTTTACTTTTTCTGTTAAAATATTTTTCAATAGAGAATCCGCTAAAGAATAATTTTTTTCACAAATAGCTGTTATAAATTTTGAAATGTCATTTCTCATATATTAATACTTACAAAGTTTTAAGTGCATTAATAAACGCAATTACTTGTTCCTTTAAATAAATTTGTTTATCTTGCTTTGGTAAACTTGATATATTTTTTTCAAATCTTTCAAACAAAGGTTCAAAACTACCATTTTCAGACAATATCCATTGTTTTGATTCTAGAATACCATTTACGAATGCAGTAGGAACAGATGGATCAGCAACAACATCAACAGCAACAAGTCTGAAATCAGAAACTCTATTGTATTGACCCTCAGAATCAAGTCTACCCAATGCTCTAGAAGAAACACCTAGTTTAACTCCATCAAGAATAAGTGATCTAACAATTTGTCCCATAGGAGTAGAAAGAATCCTAGATTTACCTTCAAATATATTTCCGTTCTGTTTTAATTCTGTCACCATGTGACAGATTCTTTCTAAATTGATTTCAGGACTTTGTGGATGATTGAGTTCTCCTGTAGCTCTTTTTCCCACAATCATCTCTTTAGAATATCTATCGACTTCTTTAACCATTTCTTCCAATGGATAAATTCTTTTGTTTTTGTTAGCTTCATTAGCCATTAAAAATGGACCATGAATAAATAAATTAGAAGGAGAGTTCCTGTTTTTTTCTTCAACCAAGTATTGAACTTCGTATGTTGGTTCTTCAACTAAAAGTCGATAAGCGTTATTCTGCATAATATATTATATTATTATTTACACTAGTTTAGTGTAATTTCATTCTCGGTTAGTATTAAAAATAAAAAATTATTTTTTTTGCACCATTGTTTTGCTGCATCAAACTTAGCCATGTTCATTGCATATTGAACATTTTCATAGATAATAGTTTTTTGTGATTTTTTATTACTGGATACTGGTGGTTGTGTTTGTTTAAATGGTTTTACTTCTATTAATACTTTCTTATTAGTACCATCTTTTTGTTTTATAAGAGCAACCATATCAACAAAGTATCTATGAATTTTATTATCTAGTGGTGACATATATGGAATAACAACAGATTCAGATCCCCATGTTATTATGTTTGTATTTTTATCCAACATTCTCATTGCATTAAGTTCCATTTTGGAACGATATATAATAGGAAAAGTTCCTTTGTATTTGTTAGGATTTAATGGATTGAATCTACCTTGTTTGTAGTTTTTATTTTTTTTAATTAATTTTGGTTTTATCATCCAACAAAGAATGCTGTTATTGGTTCTCTATCAATCAAGTCTTTTGTAATCTCTTCTTCCAATTGTTGTTTTTCTGATATACCCTGACTCATTACATCTTGATGATTTACTGTTTGATTACCAAATAAATTAGTTCCACTATATTTTCCTCTTACATGACCAATAGTAATCTTTGATAATGCTAAAACATATTTATAAATCCAAAGTTGACTAACAATATCTCTGATTGGTTTTTGTACATGACAACCAACTAAACCATAATATATTTGTTGTGTTGATGGTTCTGGAATTAATCTTAAATATTGTGTTTCTGGAGAGAATCTAAAGTATGGTTTAAGTGCTAATAATTTTTCTCTTGTATCCAACCATTCTTTTAATGCATTCCATGTGATTAAATCATAACCAACATTACCTAATAAATGACCAAAATATGCCTGTTGTGCAATCGTGTGTTCTATTGTAAAAAGCGTATTAACACCAGAATTATTTCCTTCCATGAATGAAAATACATCAACAACCTTTCTATAATCATCCATGTCGAAATCATAAGCAGCACTTAATCCAACAGAATCGGTCAGTATATCGTTTCTGTTTGGATTATACATCTCTGGTGTTACACTAAAAAGTTTATCCATTCTAAGACCTTTTCCTGGTTCATAAAGGTCTGATCTAAATACTAAATATTCTTCAGTAGTTCCACCAAATTTCGTGAAATATTCACAAGCAATATCTATGTTTTCATACATCTGTTCACTGCTTATTTCAACTTCAATTAAAGGTTCTCCTAATGATCTTCTTACTCTTTGTGCTAAATGATCATAGCTTTTAATCTTAGAATTAAAAGTAGTACTTCCATGAAATGGATTAGGTAAAACTGGTTGAGGAGGATATGACATATATTATATTTATATGTTGGTAGTATGTGGAATTAATATACTCGCTTTTTGTACACCTTCATTAATAACTTTTTGGTTGTTAATGATTTGTTGTAAGGTCCCTGTAGTACCAAACTCTAATTCATTTCTTCCAGTTGTTATCGCATCAGAATACAATAGCACGGTTCCAGCAACATCGACCCTTGCGTATATGGTTCCACCCAAAGTTACTCCACTAACTACACTATTATATAAGAATCTATATATAGTTTCTGTTAAAGTGTCTCCTTCATTAGTATTATCATCTCTATCATTTTGTGTAGGGAAGAGAGTCATTGATGTGA